CCTTTCCATCAGTCTCCCACGCAGCCTTTTGACCGAGACGGCACTGCAGAATCTCGACGCACTCCTTCTGAGCAAAGGGCGGCTGATTCGGCACGCCTTTGACATCAGGGAGGCAACCTACACGCTGACCGATGACCGCATCACTTTCGCGTGGCTGCATAGCACGATTACCGACGAGACGGCAAAGGCTTATGCTGAGTTCATCAGCAAGTTCTGCCTGATGGCACGGACGCAGAAGCGCGTCACGGCAAAGGAGAAGATCGTGGACAACGAGAAATATGCCTTCCGCTGCTTCCTCCTGCGTCTTGGCATGATCGGCAGTGCCTACAAGGAGTCGCGCAAGATTCTCCTGCAGAACCTCACGGGCAGCAGCGCGTTTAAGAGCGGACATCGGAAAGGAGATGAGTGTCATGCATTTTCCGAGTAAGGAACAGATCGCCGCGCTTCGAGAGCGATACCCACGCGGGACTCGGGTGGAACTCCTCGGAATGGATGATCCCCAAGCCCCGCCGCCGAGGACGATGGGCGAGGTCATGGGTGTTGATGACACGGGACAGCTTCTCGTCCGATGGGAGACAGGCTCGTCACTGAGTCTGATCCCCGGTGTGGACTCCTTCCGCATCGCAGAGAAAGGCGGCAGGTCATGAACGAGACGATTTTCACGCAGATCATGGACATCCGCGACTCCGGGCGGGTGAATATGTTCGACATTCCCGCTGTTCAGAGGATGGCGTTTAAGATGGAATTCTACGAACTCATCTGCTTCATCGAAGAGAACCGTGCGGCGTATGTACGCTTTATCCTCACGGGCGAAGAGTAAGTTTTACGGCTTCTTGCACAGCCTTTCGGGGCTGTGTTTCTCTCGAAAAATAAGTGTGATTTATCGAAAATAAGACTTGCTATATTCTGCGTTTAGAGTGATATATACACATGACGAAGGGAACAACCTACACACAGAAAGCGAGGAACACAAAATGAGAAACGCAGAAGCAAGATGGCCGAAGACCACCACGATGGAGCACCTCGATGAGATGCGGTTCGGGACGAGCGGCGCGATCCTTCGCTACGGCGAGCAGATCCTTGTGGTCGGGATGGAATGCTGGGGCTTCCACGCAGCCATCTACGAGATGGTCGAAACGCCGGAGGAGACGGGATTCGCGGACATCGAATGCCGCTTGAACCTCGTCGAAGCCGCCACGGAGCTTTTTGAGGACGGCGGGCACGCGATGGCTTGGTGCATGAAGCGCATCTAAGCCACGCTGAACAACAAAACAGCCCTTCGGGGCTGCTTCTCGTTTCTGTGTTTTTGAGTCGCTGACAGCGGCTTTTTTTGATGGGGGTGATTGCTTGCGGAAACTGACGGACTACAAGCCGACAAAGTTTATGGCAGAGAACGCGCATTATGACAAAGCCGCTGCGGACTACGCTGTGGGATTCATCGAGTGCCTATGCCATACGAAGGGGACGTGGGCAGGAAAGCCCTTCGAGTTGATTGACTGGCAGGAGCGGATTATCCGAGACATTTTCGGAATTCTGAAGCCGAACGGCTATCGCCAGTTCAACATGGCATACGTTGAGATTCCCAAGAAACAGGGAAAACAGCTTGCACTCGATACGAAAATCCCCACACCAGAGGGATTTACCACAATGGGCGACATTCGTGTCGGAGATACCGTTTTTGATGAAAACGGACAGCTCTGCCGTGTTGTTGCCAAGAGCGATGTGGATGATACGGAACAGGCATATCGGCTGACCTTCCGTGACGGTTCGACCATTGTCGCAGGGGAGCGTCATCTCTGGAATGTGGATTACATCATCGGGGAGCCGCGCTCCGTCCTTTGGACAACGGGTGAAATCTACCATCGGACGATGAAGCACAGAGAAAAATATCGGGATAACGGAAAGGAGGCACGTCGCTCTATCATCCGTATTCCTGCGGCAAAGACGCTGCAGATCGAGGGAAGAAACCTGCCCGTTGCTCGCTCCCGCTTTCATTATTTGGCAGATATTGGGCCGCTCTCAGAGAGAGTCCCCATGCAGTGCATTCAAGTGGATAGTGCAAGTCACTGCTATCTGGTAGGGGAATCCTTCGTGCCAACGCACAACAGCGAACTCGCCGCCGCTGTCGCACTCCTCCTTTGTTGCGGCGATGGGGAGGAGCGAGCCGAGGTGTATGGCTGTGCTGCCGATCGTCAACAGGCGAGCATCGTGTTCGAGGTCGCAGCAGACATGGTGCGTATGTGTCCCGCCCTCAGCAAGCGAGTGAAGATCCTTGCCTCCCAGAAGCGGATGGTATATCTGCCGACGAACAGCTTCTATCAGGTGCTTTCGGCAGAGGCATATTCAAAGCACGGCTTCAACATTCACGGCGTGGTATTTGATGAGCTGCACACGCAGCCGAACCGCAAGCTCTTTGACGTTATGACGAAAGGTTCCGGCGATGCGCGAATGCAGCCGCTTTACTTCCTCATCACTACGGCGGGGACGGATACCCAGTCCATCTGCTACGAGACACATCAGAAAGCGAAGGACATTCTCGAAGGGAGAAAGATTGATTCGACCTTCTATCCCGTGATCTACGGAGCGAAGGAAGATGAGGATTGGACAGATCCCGAGGTATGGAAGCGGTCGAATCCGTCCCTCGGGATTACGGTCGGCATTGACAAGGTACAGGCGGCGTGTGACTCTGCACGGCAGAACCCTGCCGAGGAGAACAGTTTTCGTCAGTTGAGGCTGAATCAATGGGTGAAGCAGTCCGTGCGGTGGATGCCAATGGACAAGTGGGATGCGTGTGCTATGCCTGTGGATGCAGAGTCCTTGGAGGGGCGCGTCTGCTACGGCGGGCTTGACCTTTCCTCCACGATGGATATTACGGCATTTGTGCTCGTATTCCCGCCAACCGAGGAAGATGAGCCGTTTGCCGTGCTTCCGTACTTCTGGATTCCCGAGGAGAACATCGACCTGCGCGTGCGGCGTGACCATGTTCCGTATGACGTGTGGGAGAGACAGGGATTTCTTATGACCACCGAGGGGAATGTTGTGCATTACGGATTCATCGAGACGTTCATTGAGAAACTGGGCGAAAAGTACAACATCCGCGAGATTGCCTTTGATCGATGGGGTGCGGTGCAGATGGTGCAGAACCTTGAGGGGATGGGCTTTACCGTTGTTCCGTTCGGGCAAGGCTTCAAGGATATGAGCCCGCCGACCAAGGAGCTGATGAAGCTCACTCTGGAAAAGAAAATAGCGCACGGCGGGCATCCCGTCATGCGCTGGATGGCAGACAACATCTTCATTCGCACTGATCCTGCGGGAAACATCAAGGCAGACAAGGAGAAATCCACCGAGAAGATCGACGGTGTGATTGCTCTTATCATGGCACTCGACCGTGCGATCCGCTGTGGAAATGATACGTCGGAATCGGTGTATGAGAGTCGCGGCATATGGGCATTTTAGGGCGATTGTATACGCACATATGGCCTTGCTATTTCTGTGATAGTACGGGAATATACACATACCGAAAGGGAAAACCGAAGAACCAAGAAACGGAGGAAAAGAAAATGAACAAGCAGGAAATCACCAAGATCATCGAGAGCAAGGCCGCCGAGTACGGACTCAAGCTGCAGGAAAACACGATGGGCTGGGCAAACGAGAGCAACCACGACAGCTACATCCGCATCGAGGTTCGCAAAGAGAGAGATTATGACAAGACGGATTGGGAAGCCCGCAAGGTTTTCTGGGACATCAAAGCCAACGCCGGCATTTGCCAGATGGGCGGAAATCCAACGCCGGAGGAACTTTTGAAAGCCGCCGACGAGATTGCGCGGGGGGCAAGATTCACAGCTGCAATCAACAGCATGGAGCTTTCCTGCATCGAAAACTTCTAAACCTAAATGAGGGAGTGCCGCTCGGAAGGGCGGTGCTCTTACTCTCATCATCTTCTGTGGCGAGATTTTTTACATGCCGTTTTGGAAATGGAGGATTCCATGAACCTATTCAGCAAACTCTTTCGTTCGCGGGACAAGCCTATGAATCATCTCGGCGGCTTGTCTTTTTTGTTTGGACAGACGGCGGCAGGAAAGGCAGTCAACGAACGAACCGCGATGCAGACAACGGCAGTCTATGCATGTGTGCGCATCCTCGCGGAATCAATC